GCCGCCTTCCTCTTTGTCGCACGCCCGCAGGTTAGAAAAGATTTTTAGGGGTACCCCAACAAACGATTAATAGGAGTTTTCGATTATGTCCGGACCACCGAAAACCCCGACGCACCTAGTTTTGGTGAAGGGGAACCCATCAAAGCGAGCCATCAACAAGAACGAGCCAAAACCCCCTTCAGGGGTACCCCCAATTCCGAAGCATTTGGACAAGATGGGGAAGTATTGGTTTAAGCGGATCGGGGATGAGCTCGACGCTATCGGCGTGATGACAACGCTGGATTGTAAAGCTCTTGAACTGCTAATCGAGGCCTATACAGAATATCGACACCATTGCGATGTTTTGGCAGAAGAGGGTTACACCTACAAATCTACCTCCGCAACCGGAGAGGAGATGGTAAAAGCCCACCCGGCAGCCGTGATGAAATCTGATGCGTGGAAACGTATTCGGGCGATGCTGGGAGAGTTCGGTATGACACCCGCCAGCCGATCGAAGGTTGGGGCAAAAGGCCCTGCCGAGGCTGACCCATTGGAAGCATTTCTTAATAAGCGCAAATGATGAATGGCAACCGTTTCGGATGGTATCCAGTACGCCGAGCGCGTGCTCTCCGGCGAGATTGTTGCTGGTGAACTGGTACGGCTTTCGTGCCAACGATTCCTTAACGATTTAGAGCATGGGCCGGAACGCGGCGTCTACTTCAACGAGGATCGCGCCCAGCACATTCTCGACTTCTACAACTTTGTCCCTCATGTAAAAGGTGCGCTGGCTGGTAAGCCGATAGACCTGATGGCCTGGGACATCTTCATTCTAATTAACTTGTTCGGGTTTGTGATTCCTCTGATCGACGAAATGACCGGCGAGCAGATGTTTGACGATGACGGCGACGCGATCATGGTTCGCCGGTTTCGCACTGCCTACAACGAGGTGGCGCGTAAAAACGCCAAGTCTACGCTTTCTTCTGGAATCGGCCTTTACATGACCGGGGCCGATGGTGAGGGCGGTGCCGAGGTCTATTCAGCGGCGACGACTCGCGACCAGGCGCGCATCGTTTTTGATGATGCCAAGAACATGATCAAGAAAGCGCCCCAAACACTGGGCAGACTATTTGGACACGTCAAACTGAACATACACCAGGAGAGAACTGCCTCAAAGTTTGAGCCACTTTCCAGCGATGCTAACAACCTCGACGGCCTGAATATCCATTGCGGGATCGTCGATGAGCTCCACGCTCACCGGACTCGTGATGTCTGGGACGTATTAGAAACGGCAACCGGTGCCCGTCTGCAGTCATTGCTTTTTGCCATCACAACAGCAGGTTCTAATAAAGAAGGGATCTGTTTTGAGCAGCGCGATTACGCAATAAAAGTGCTGCGTGGCGTGGTTGATGACGACACTTATTTTGCTGTCATTTACACGCTGGATGAAGACGACGACCCGTTCGATGAAAACAACTGGCCGAAAGCAAATCCGGGGCTGGGGATCTGCAAACGATGGGATGACATGCGCCGCTTGGCGAAAAAAGCGAAAGAACAGATCGCCGCGCGGCCGAACTTTTTCACCAAGCACCTCAATATCTGGGTGACGGCGGAAAGCGCCTGGATGGATATGGACCGCTGGGATAAGTGTGGTGACATTGCTCCGGATGAAGAACTGGTCAACTGGCCGCTTTGGGTTGGTATCGACTTAGCCAACAAGATAGACATTTGCGCCGCGGTTAAAACGTGGCTTGCACCAAATGGTCATACCCATACCAAGTCGAAATTCTGGATCCCCGAAGGGCGACTGGAAACCGCGCCGAAGCATATTTCTGAGCTCTACCGGAAATGGGCGGACGCCGGATATCTGGATTTAACCGATGGTGACGTTATCGATCACGGCTATATCAAAGCTGAGGTTGAAGCCTGGGTGAAAGGTGAAAGCCTGAAAGAAATAGCCTTCGACCCATGGAGTGCCACACAGTTTAGCCTGGCGCTTGCAGAGGAAGGATTACCGCTGGTCGAAGTTGCCCAGACGGTAAAAAACCTGTCTGAATCCATGAAGTCAGTTCAGGCCGATGTCTATGGCAGCAAGATCCACCACGACGGCAACCCCGTTATGACGTGGATGATGTCAAACGTCACCGTTAAGCCTGACAAAAACGACAACGTATTCCCGAATAAATCAACGCCGGAAAATAAAATCGATGGGCCGGTGGCGCTGTTCACCGCCAAAAGTCGGTTACTCGTCAACGGTGGTGATAAGCAGGACTTAACCGACTTCTTTGAAGATCCGATAATGATAGGTGTCTGATGAAATCCAAAAAACAACCGGGGCGCGTAAAAAGCGCCCTTTTAAATTGGCTCGGTGTACCTATCAGCTTGACCACCGGCACGTTTTGGCAGGAGTGGATGGGTACCAGCAGCAGCGGTAAAACGGTGACCGTCGATAAGGCGATCATGCTGTCTGCCGTCTGGGCCTGCGCACGGCTGCTAAGTGAGTCGGTATCAACGCTGCCGCTGAAAGTCTATAAGCGGGAAAAGGATGGTTCGCGTGCACTGGCGACCGATCACCCAGCCTATAAAGTGCTCTGTAAACAGCCCAATGGAGAAATGACGCCGTCCAGATTCATGTTGATGCTGGTGGCCAGCATCTGCATGCGGGGGAATGCCTTCATAGAAAAGCTGATGATTGGTCAAAAGTTGGTTGGGCTTAACCCACTGTTACCACAAAACATGGTCGTTAAGCGTCTTGATAACGGGCAATTGCAATACACCTATACCGATAAAAACGGTCAGCGCGTTATTCCTGTGAAAAACATGATGCACATTCGCGGGTTTGGGCTGGATGGCGTATGCGGCATGATGCCGATGATGGCCGGTCGTGATGTCATTGGTTCAGCTATGGCGGTTGAGGAATCTGCCGCGAAAATCTTTGAAAACGGCATACAGAACTCAGGGTTTATCAGTGCTAAGACCGATATAAACGCGGAACAAAGAGCGCGCTTAAAGCAAAATCTGAGCACGTTTGTGGGTTCAAAGAATGCCGGTAAGGTCATGGTGCTTGAAGGAGATATGACCTATCAGGGTGTCACCATGAACCCTGAGGCCGCGCAGATGCTGGAAAGCCGCTCATTCAGCATTGAAGAAATCTGCCGCTGGTTCCGGATCCCGCCGTTTATGGTCGGACACATGACAAAGCAAAGTAGTTGGGCGTCCAGCGTAGAAGGTATGAACCTTCTATTCCTGACGAACACGCTGCGCCCGCTGCTGGTCAATATCGAGCAGGAGATAGCGCGATGCCTGCTGGGTAACGATGAGGATTATTTTGCGGAATTCTCGGTGGAGGGTTTGCTCCGCGCTGATAGCGCCGGGCGTGCGGCTTATTACACTACCGCCTTGCAGAATGGCTGGATGAGCCGCAACGATGTCCGCCGGTTGGAAAATCTACCGCCGATCCCGGGCGGCGACATTTACACCGTGCAGCTGAACCTCACCGCGCTTGAAGATTTACGCCAAAACAACCAGGCAGCGAGAGCCAACGCATTGCTCGATCTCCATAACCAACTGTTCCCCGATATTTCTTTCGAACATTCCCCGCTGAAAAAGGCGGCTTAGGAGCCATCCCATGTCATTAAAGAATCTTCCGGCAGCGCCGGAAGGGCGCCCGTGCGCGAAAGTCACCAGTGAGCTATCACCGGCCGCTTTAGATCGTTGGGACGGTGGCATCAAGGCTGCCAATAGCAACGACAACACGATCTCTATTTTTGATGTCATCGGTTCTGATTACTGGGGGGAGGGGGTTACCGCCAACCGAATTGCTGGGGCTCTGCGTTCGATGAATGGGGAAGATGTCACGGTGAGCATCAACTCGCCGGGCGGGGACATGTTCGAAGGGCTAGCAATCTATAACCAACTGCGTGAATACAGTGGCAAAGTCACCGTGAAGGTGCTGGGCATCGCCGCTTCTGCCGCATCGATTATCGCAATGGCCGGTGATGATGTGCAGATCGGGCGTGGCGCGTTCCTGATGATCCACAACTGTTGGGTGTACGCGGTGGGCAATAGGCACGATCTCGCGCGGGCAGCCCAAGATATGGAGCCATTCGATCGCGCAATGCAGGATATCTACTCTGCGCGCAGCGGTCTTGATGCTGCGACCGTGTCAGGAATGATGGATAACGAAACGTATATCGCCGGTAACGACGCGGTCGAGAAAGGTTTTGCTGATCGCCTTCTTTCTGCAGATGAAATTTCCGATGGTGACGAAAGCCCTGCTGCTGCACTTCGCAAACTGGATGCATTACTGGCGAAAGCCAACACCCCACGCTCTGAGCGCAGAAAACTTCTCAGATCTTTATCTGCCAGTACGCCGGGCGCTACTGACAACCAACAAGGTAAGCCGAGCGCTACCGATGCACTAAACCCTGAAGACCTCAAACAGCTTGATAACGCGCTAGCCGCGTTCGGCAAATAAGGAAACACCATGTCCGAAGTAAATGAAATCCTGAAAAAAGTAACGGCGAGCATTGAAGATGCTAATGGCAAATTCAGTGCGAAAGCAGAAGAAGCTTTGACTGAAGCTCGCAAGTCTGGCTCTTTGTCCGAAGAAACAAAAGCCGCAGTCGATAAGATGGCATCGGAATTCAATGCCCTGCGTGAAGCTGAAAAAACGCTGAAAGCTGCACTCGGCGATCTGGAGCAGCACGTCGCGCAGATGCCACTCAACACTGCTGCGAAAGTTGCAGAGACCGTGGGTAAAGTGGTGATTAGCTCCGAAGCGTTGAAGAGCTTCGCGGCGAGTGTAGACGGTGGCAAGCGTGTAAATATACCTGTTAATGCCGCTTTATTGTCCCCGGATGTCGCCGACGGCGTGGTTGAACCGCAGCGCCTGCCAGGCATCGATACTGCGCCGAAACAGCGTTTGTTCATCCGAGATTTGATTGCTCCGGGCCGCACTGGCGCCCCGGCGATTTTCTGGGTGCAGCAGACCGGTTTCACCAACGCAGCAAAGGTTGTTGCTGAAGGTACCGCCAAGCCGTACAGCGACATTGAATTCGCCACCAAAATCACCCCGGTTACTACCATTGCTCACATGTTCAAAGCATCGAAACAGATCCTCGATGACTTTGCGCAACTGCAATCAACGATTGATGCAGAAATGCGCTACGGCCTGAAATATGTTGAAGAGCAGGAAATTCTCTTCGGTGATGGTACCGGCGTACATCTTCATGGCATCGTGCCGCAGGCAACTGCATTCGATCCGGCATTTACGGTTGAACAGCAAAACGGAATTGATGATCTGCGTTTGGCAATGTTGCAGGCCCAACTGGCTCGCTTCCCTGCGTCCGGGCATGTTCTGCACTTCATTGACTGGGCGAAGATCGAACTGACGAAAGACACGCTGGGCCGCTACATTCTGGCGAACCCTTCAGCTCTGACGGGTCCTACACTGTGGGGGTTACCGGTAGTGGCCACAGAAACTGCCGCCTTCCAGGGTAAATTCCTGACAGGTGCCTTTAATGCCGCGGCTCAGTTGTTTGACCGTGAGGATGCCAACGTCGTTATCAGTACAGAAAACGCCGACGACTTCGAAAAGAATATGATTTCGATTCGTTGCGAAGAGCGTTTGGCACTGGCGGTTAAACGTCCGGAAGCCTTCATCTACGGTTCATTCACTGCTCCTGGTTCCGGTAGCTAAGCTAGCATCAAAAGGCGGCCTTAGGGCCGCTTTTACATTTTTAAAAGGTTGGGCGAAAGATGGCAGATCCCGCCGACGTTATTGATCTAGATACCGTAAAAAATCATTGTCGGGTTGAACCTGATTTCACCCTTGATGATTCGTTATTCCAAATTTATACCGGTGCTGCGAAGCGCTACGTTGAAACGTGGACGCGCCGTTCGCTTTATTTACTGAACACCGATCCGGGTTATGACACCGACGAAAATCGGCTGCTGCTTGATGATGATATCCGTGCTGCCATGCTTTTGCTGATTGGTAATTGGTATGCGAACAGAGAGTCGGTGGTCGTTGGCCAGTCCGCTGCAACACTCCCTTTAGCGGTAGAGTCTCTGCTTCAACCTTACCGCATTTATGGGATTTAAAAATGGCTTGTGAAGGATGCCGGCGCCGCCGGGAATGGTTAAAAAACTGGTTGAGGATAGCCCATGAAAGAGCAACAGGTAAGCGCCCTGATAGCAGCACTGCAGGCGGAGACGCAGGCAAAGCAGGAACAGACAGCAGCACTAACCCGCCTGGCTGAGTCCAATGAATCGTTGGTCGCCGTTCTGGCCGATGCATTTAGCAGTGATGCTGATCTTATCGAAACGACGTCCATTGATGACCAGCGCCCTCAGTATCTGAGTACCAGGGGGTAATCATGCAGGCTGGAAAACTGCGCCACCGGATTACCCTGCAGAAACCCGTTAAGGTGCAAGACACCACCTCTGGTGAAATGATCGACTCTTGGCAGGATGTGTCTAATCTCTGGGCCGAAGTTTCCCCGCTCTCTGCCCGTGAGTTTGTCGCTGCGCAGGCTATGCAAAATGCCGTTACCACCAGGATTAAAATCCGGTACCGCCAAGATATTTCAGCAAAGTATCGCATTCTGTTTCGCGGGAAAATTTTCAATATCGAAGGGGTATTACCAGATCCGGATAGCGGCCTGGAGTATTTAACCCTTCCATGCTCAGAGGGGACGAACGATGGCTGATGGCGTTGAATACACCCTCACTGGCGTCGATGAGCTGATGGGTAAACTTGCCTCAATCAGCGATGACATGAAGCGCAAAGGAGGGCGTGCGGCCTTGAGAAAGGCTGCCAACGTTATCGCCAACAGGGCAAAGGCAAATGCTCAGCGACTGGATGATCCAGAAACAGGGCGCAGTATTGCGGACAATATTGCAGTGCGTTGGAATGGCCGCGAGTTTAAGCGCAACGGAAATCTGGCCTTTCGCATCGGCGTTCTGCATGGGGCAGTGCTGAATAAACATCCGGATAAAGCCAAGAATGCACCAACGCCGCATTGGCGCCTCCTGGAGTTCGGTACTGAAAACATGCGGGCTCAGCCATTCATGCGGCCAGCTGCTGAAAATAGCGCGGCTGAGGCATCCAATACCTTCGTTGAGGAATACGGAAAAGCCATCGATCGGGCGATAGCCAGAGCGGCTAAGAAAGGGAGCAGAGCATGATCGCACCAATTTATAAAGTCTGTGCTGCCAGCCCGGCAGTGACGTCGCTGATCGGTTCTAACCCTGTGCGGTTATATCCCTTTGCCCTGCAGGATGATGTGGTGGCTTATCCTTATGTTGTTTGGCAGAACATCAGCGGAGCGCCAGAAAACTATCTGGACAGGCGCCCGGACGCCGACAGCTACACGCTGCAGGTGGATGTGTATGCAGATACGGTCACCTCTGCCACTGCGGTGGCCACAGCGCTACGTGATGCCATTGAGCCACACGCATACATCACCCGGTGGGGCGGACAGAGCCGCGACCCAGAAACAAAGCGCTACCGCTATTCATTCGACGTTGACTGGATAGTGCTTCGCTAACCCTCCCAACTTTTCAACATACCGGCCTTGCGCCGGTTTTTTTATGA